CGGATATCGGTCCGGTACTAAAGTAGGACTCTACGCCTATTCCGCAGCCCGAACCTACAACAAGGCACGCTATGTCGCACGTCAATATTCCCATGCACAGACTCTTATCAAGAGTTTTAAGAAAAAGAGGTGATATCTTTGACAAAAATTGTGCCTTGCACCAGGTGTAATTCCATTATACATGATTCAAAACTAATCGAGGTTCATAACGTGACTCACACTATCTGTGTTGGTTGCGGCTTCGAGTGGGTTGAATGAAAACGGCTATGCCAGACTTATGAAAAAGAAGGGCTTTGCCCTTCAAAAAAATCAATTAACTTTATACCTCCGTGTCTACACGGATGGATATGGCGAAGTTATACCTTAAACTTAAGATTGATGGAAAATGGATATGGAAACCGGCTGGTTCTCCATTCCTAGATTACCAAGCAAGACAACTTTGTGAATGTAGTCGATGTAATATCGAACAGAAAACCTCTGGTGGTTCACGATGATAATCAGTTGGCACTGCAATAGGTGTTGGCCTATGGACTGTAATTGTAGACTTCGAAGTGAGACTTCGTTTATATCTACATCTTTGATAACTGCAGCTGCAGTAATTGTTTCATTTTCTAGGAGTGAAACTTTATGAATACTCAATTATTCTGGAGAGACCAATCTGGTATTAACTTTCGAAGTTACCTGGTTAAAGTTGACTTCGGATATAACGACGCATGGTGTGCGTCCATAATGTGGGATGATGACGGTGTTTATTTTTACACTCAATATGAGCCTGCTCCTTTGTGTCAAGATAATCCATGTCTTCACTTACCTCAACGTTGCCACTTTGATAACTATGAAGTAACGTGGATCACTGATGAAGTGATGCTATGAAATGTTCCGTCTGTAGACAAGTCTTCGAATTGTTCGGAACTACAATACACGTCGCACCTTGGTTGTGCACGTGTAACCCGGATTCTATCCTGAAAGCCTCAGAGGCATCTGAGGACAAACAACTCCAATTCTCTCTCTCTGGTAAACTCGGTCGGTTTTGCCGTCGAGGTTGTTGTGACCTTAACGATCGGTATGCTCGCCATCACTGTATCGAGTGAAATGGGCGAATTTGCGCACATGTCACCCTGCTAATCTAAAGGCCTTCATCTCCGGTGGAAGGCTAAGAAGAGGTGAATCCGGTAGCATGCTACTGGTAATTCAAGCAGTGAGTTTCTCACAGCGTCCGATGATGGGGGGTAGGGGCGAGTGCAACGTGGAGGAAGTAACGCTTATAGGGTTCCGACCACCCCCTTTTGGTTATGGCAAAGAAAACCATCACTCCGGCAGTTCGACATTTGCGATATGACGTAGTTAACAGTGCGATCGCTGGTACAGAGACTTCGCATTACATCGACTTAGCGAAAGATCTATCGGCACTCAACCGAAGATTGTATCGCCAAGGCAGAACCTACCACGTTAAGAAAATCACCGTTGTTTCACGTGATACGATTGCTGGGTTTCCGACCAGTCCTCCTGGTCCACAGCAGAACGCTGGTAGAATCTCATTTTCAACTGCTCCAAATTCGTGGGTTGCACGTGGTGCTTGGAAAAGAGGATTCCAGACTTTCAATTTGATGAATAAAGAGGCTACTCATAATTTGACAAATGACATCGCAGGTAAGTGGGCTGATTTTAAGATATACTTATCTAACGATCATTTCAGTGGAACGTCACTTGTCCCTATCGACAATGGCGGCAACTCTCCTTCAAGCGGCGAGTGGACGTATTCAATTTACATCTCTCCAGATGGAACTACGTCAACCGATGGTTTTAGGATACATCTCCTGGGTCCTACCGTTGGTACACCAGGTGCAATTAGTACGGTCGGTCTCATCCAATCTTTTGGTGCGACTAGAGCTACTGTTGACTTAGATCAACCAAATGTTCCAGGAACCGCTTCGGACGATCCTCTTCTGAACGTTTTCGACTACGGAACTAATATCGATGAAGTTATCGATCAATTAGAAGGGAATAATGATAATCCCCCATACGACGTCGTTAACTACACTGGTGGAGCGACTAATATGGTTAAACCATTAGTTATGGTCGACGGCACTATTGCCGATGGCTCTACAACTCTTGGTGGTTTCGAAGCACTTTGTGGTTTAATAGAAATCGAGAGTAACTCTCCAATATCCGCAGATGTTTATTCTGTCCTCGTTGAACTTTCCGCCGGAAATTACAGAGGAATTAAGTCTGAGGCGATCTGATGGTTGAATCTTCAACGATCGTAACAGAACTTCCTTTGACCAAGGCGGCTATCGCTCTTGCACATCTCAAACAGAACCGTATTGAATATCTTATTCTAGGTTTATTGGGCCATATGATTGGACTCACTGCTTCTGCAGGCACATACATTCAAGGTGTGTGCTTCTAATGCCTTCTGGTAAATTAGTATATGGGAAAGTGTTCAGACAGGGTAAAAGACTTGTTCGATACGGATATCGGTCCGGTACTAAAGTAGGACTCTACGCCTATTCCGCAGCCCGAACCTACAACAAGGCACGCTATGTCGCACGTCAATATTCCCAT